ATTTCAAGACAACAATTTAACCCTAATTCAACACCATCACCGTCAGTAGGTTCAGTTTCAAGTGCTCAAACATTTACCGCACCAACTACACGACTTCCACAAGGTCAAGACATTTTGACACAAGAGAGAAGAGTATATGTGTTAGAAGGTGACATCACAAGAACACAACGAAGAGCAGCGACTAATCAGAATGTAAGCGTGTTAGGTGGGTAAAACAAAGCCAAAAAACAACAATCAATAATTATAATAGAATGGATTTACCAGTTTACAAATTAGTAATCAATCCTGAAGATGAAACAGGCGTAGAGTTCGTGTCACTTGTGACCAATCCTGCAATAGAAAAAGAGTTTCAATATTTTAGTGAGCAAGACTTTGTTGATCCAAGACCAGGAGACAATGAAGGTGAGTTTATATCTCGTTGTGTAGAGAAAGTCATTAACGAAGGTTATGAAAATGAACAGGCAGTTGCAATCTGCTATTCATATTGGGAAGGTGGCAAATTTGATAAACATGAGTTCTTTAACGATTACCCAAAAGCAGCAAGTCAAAATGCACAGAGAGGAATTAACCTGAACGAGGCAATAGGTAATGACTGTGCTACGTTAGTAGGCAAGAACAGAGCAAGACAATTAGTAGCAAGAGAGAATCTTTCTTTGCAAACGATTAAACGCACTTACTCTTATTTGTCAAGAGCGAAAGAATACTATAACCCATCAGACACAAAAGCCTGTGGAACTATCTCTTATTTGTTGTGGGGTGGTGAAGAGATGTTGAGATGGACTGAACGCAAGTTAGAAGAGTTAGAATTGAGCAAGGCACGTAAAGCAAGATTTGAAATTCAGAATGAAGAGAAGCGAATAATCTCAGGTGCTGCAATGATTGCTGATTTACCGATTTACCGTTACGACGAAACAAGAGGTGAATACTACGTTGTATTTGACAAAGAAACGATATTTGAAATTGCCAAGAAATGGGCAAGAGGGGACAAATACGATGCAGTAAACATTCATCACGACAAAGCAGTAAATGGACTTTCTTTATTTGAGTCATTTATCGTTGACAGAGAGCGTGGCATTATGCCTCCAAAAGGTTACGAAGAAGTTGCTGACGGATCATGGTTTTTGTCTTACATCGTAAATGATGAGTCTATATGGCAGAGAGTAAAAGAGGGTGAGTTTAAAGGTTTCTCAGTAGAGGGATTCTTTGACTTTGAAGAGACCGTTGAAGACAAGATTGCAAACGCTATGATGAAGAAATTAAAAAGAGTGTTGGAGCAATGGGACGGTAAAAATTGAGCCAAAAAAAACAAACCACTAATTATATATAAAATGAATTCAAAAGAAGTAATCCAAGAAATCAGAACCTTGTTAGGTTTCTCAGAAGAGAAACAAGAGGTGAAGATGGAAACTGCCACATTAGTAGATGGCACGATCATTGAATGGGAAGGTGAACTTGCAGTAGGTACTGCTATTTTTGTTCAAACTGGCGAAGGTCTTATTCCTGCTCCTGACGCTACTCACGAAGTTGAAGGCGGTATGCTTGTAACTACTGAAGGCGGTATCGTTACCGAAATCGTAGAAATCGAAGAAGAAGTTGAAGTAGAAGTTGCAGCAACTGAGTTTGCAACCGTTGAGTCTTTCAACTCTTTGTTAGACAAGTTCAATGAAGTTGTAGCACGTCTTGAAGCAATGGAAAAGAAGAACGTAGAACAAGAGGCTAAATTTAACTCAATGAAAGACATCTTTTCTAAGACCGTTGACTTAGTTGAAAAAGTAGCAGATTTACCATCTGAAGAGCCACAGAAAGCACCTGCAAAACTTTCTAAGAAAGAAGAGCAGTTTGCGAACATCATGAAAATTGCACAAACCCTAAAAAATAAATAAAAAAATGGCATTTAACGTATCAGCCTTAGCAAATTACACCAACGAGCAGTCTACAGAGTTAGTACTTAAGTCTTTGTTTGGTTCAAAAACTGCAGCTATTTTACAAGCTGCTGGTCAAGTTCAAGTAGGTGTAAAGTCTGCAGAGGCTTTGAACATCCTTACTTCTGACGTTTACTTTCAGACAGACGGTTGTGGATATACCGCTTCAGGTAACACTACTTTCTCTCAGCGTAACATTACTGTAGGGAAAATCAAAGTTGAAGAGACTTTGTGTCCTAAGACTTTGGAAGCAAAGTGGATGCAAACTCAAATCGCTGCTGGTTCTCCAACTTCAGTACCTTTCGAAGAGCAAATCGGACAAGACAAAGCGAACAACATCGCTAAATTGTTAGAAATCGCAATGTGGCAAGGTGATACCGCAACAACCAACACTAACCCTAACACTAACAAGTTTGACGGTTTCATTAAGTTGATTGATGCTGCTTCTGCTTCTACTGTTGCTGGTAACACTTCAAGTGCTACTTCTATCACAGTTGCAAACGTAGATGATTTAATTGACAACATCTACAACGTAATTCCTGCAGATATCTCTGACGCTTCTGATATCGTTTTGTGGGTAGGTATTGACACTTTCAAGAAGTACACTACTGCTCTTAGAAACAACAACTTGTTCCACTACGCTGCTGATAGCGACGGAATGGAAATCATGATTCCTGCTACAAACGTGAAAATGGTTGCTGTAGGTGGATTGAACGGTACTAACCGTATGTTCTTAGGTCGTTTGAGCAACTTCTTTGTAGGAACTGACCTTGCTAACGAAGAAGAGGACTACAGATTCTGGTACAGCCAAGACAACGACGAAGTTCGTTTCCGTGCAACCATGAAGTATGGTGTTCAGTTCGCATTCCCTGATCAAATCGTTCAGTTTAAATTAGCTTAATTTCATAGAATATGAGCTGCTCTCTAACTTCGGGATTTGTATTAGACTGTAAAGATTCAGTAGGAGGTGTAAAAGCCATCCATTTGATTAACTTTGCAGCAACAGGATTTACCGTAAGTGGTGGAGAGGTTACAGCAACCACCATCGCATCAGGCAGCGTATACACATACGAAATGCCTAAGGGTGTGGGTTCTATGACTACCACTACTAACGTTTCTCAAGAAAACGGAACTGTATTTAACCAAACAGACGTAGTTGCTCGTTTGAGAAAACTTGCTACTACTAAGCGTAACGAATTAAAGTTACTTTCTCAGAACAGAGTATTCTGTATTGTAGAAGATAACAATAGTACTTACTGGTTGGTTGGAAGAGAATACGGTTGCGACATTACAGCTATGACCGCTGAAACAGGAACTGCAATGGGTGACAACTACGGCTACAATTTCACTTTGAGTGCTATTGAGTCTGAAAGTCCTTACAAATTACAGGCTTCTGTTGTAACTGCTCTCTCGATTTAAGTTTCTATAGTTTGTTTCATGCAAAGGGGTGGCTTCGGTCACCCTTTTTTATTTGCCAAAAATCGACTTTTATTATTTACTTATAGATGCTACAGATAAATAAGGCGGAGAGCAAGAATTGGTACTTGACTTTAACAGAGAAAACCACTATCTCTAACCCTTACTATTTATTTAGCCTTAAACATCGTTTAACTGCTGTAGAATACAACTTTCTTTTAACGGACACTTCAAGCTATAAAGAAAGATACAACAAGTTTGCAATTACAGAAGGTGCAACCGTTACGCTTGACGCAGGAGAGTATCTCTACAGAATTTACGCTCAGACTTCATCAGTTAACACAAATCCTGAACTTGCAAACGAGTTAGTTGAAGAAGGTCTTGTTAAAGTTGACTTTGATGTTACACGGACACAATACACCGTTGAACTAAACGAAAAAATATACGAAATCGAAGCACCTGAAAGCATTGCTTATCTATTATTAGAAAGCGGTGATTTCTTGCTTCAAGAAGATAACTCAAAAATTTTACTATAATGCCAGATAAAAAAATTAGTGCCTTAGATGCCATAGTTACGATAGCAACGGATGACGTTCTACCTATCGTGGACACCTCAGCATCTACTACAAAGAAAATAAGCATTGCTCAAATTAAAAGTGAAGCACCGGTACAAAGTGTTGCTTCTAAAACAGGATCAGTTACTCTTGTTAAGGGTGATGTTGGATTGGGTAACGTAGATAATACTGCTGACTCTGACAAGCCTATTTCAAGTGCGACACAATCAGCTTTAAACGCTAAACAAGCGACTTTAGTTAGCGGCACTAATATCAAGACCATTAACAACGAATCTCTATTAGGAAGCGGAAATATCACAGTTGGAGGCGGTGGCATCTCTGACGGTGACAAAGGAGATATAACCGTGTCTGCAAGTGGAGCGACTTGGACTATTGACAACGGTGTTGTAAACAATGACAAAATTGCAACAGGAATAGACGCTGCAAAGTTGGCTGATGGAACTGTAAGCAATGCGGAGTTTCAAACATTAAACGGTGTTACATCTGCGATTCAAACGCAATTAGACGGTAAAGTTGATGAAAACGCTGCAATCACAGGGGCGACAAAAACAAAAATAACCTACGATGCAAAAGGTTTAGTAACTGCTGGGGCGGATGCAACCACCGCAGACATTTCAGATAGCAGCAATAAACGCTATGTAACTGATGCCCAATTAACCGTAATCGGAAACACAAGCGGAACAAATAGCGGTGATAATGCAACAAACTCGCAGTATAGCGGTTTGGATGCAGCAAAAACAAATAAATTAATCACTACCAACCGCCAAACGGCATCTTATACACTTGTTTTGTCTGATGCTGACAAGTTAGTTGAGATGAACGTAGGTAGTGCGAATAACTTAACTGTACCCTTAAATTCTTCGGTTGCATTTCCAACAGGTACACAGATTTTATTAGCGCAATACGGAGCTGGTCAAACGACAATAGTTGCAACAAGTGGAGTAACCGTCAGAAGTAACGGAGGTAAGTTAAAGTTGAACGTGCAGTATAGCGGTGCGACTTTGATAAAGATAGCGGAAAATGAATGGTATCTCTTTGGTGACATCGTAAGTTAAAATATATGATATTAGCAACACACGGATTTTTAGCAAGTTCTATTGGTCAAATTGACGCTGATGCACAAGCGTTCTTTGACCGAGTTACAACTGCTGGTGGTTCACTTTCATTGACTGAAAAGAATGCCGTAAATACTTTGGTTATTAAAATGAAAACTGATGGAATTTGGACTAAAATGAAAGCCATATACCCAATGGTTGGAGCAAGTGCAGCAGCGTGTGCGCAGAACTTAAAAAGCAGTTCATTTACGGGTACTTTTTCAAGCGGTTGGACTTTTGCGAGTACGGGGGTAAAGCCTAATGGAACGAGTGCTCATATGGATACTGCATTAAATTCAAGCACTAATTTAACAAAAACAACTGCCCACTTATCTGTATATGCACGAAATAACATTAACACTGGTCAGCCTTACGATTTAGCAAATGCTGACAATGCTGGTATGACTACCAACCCAACATATTTACAAACAAGATATAATAATAATATGAGTTATTTTGGTATTGCTGACCCACTCTATACAACGGCACTTGCTTCTTTAGATTCAAGAGGTTTTTGGAATGTCGCAACTAACGGAAGTTCGACGCAAACAGTTTATAGAAATGGAACTTTATGGACTACAGGGATAGGCACTTCTGGGAATTTAGCAAATAATAATTTATATTTAGGTGCTGCAAATGCAAATGGAAGTGCGGCATTTTTTTCTAATAAAGAATATGCTTTTTGTACTATTGGTGATGGTTTGTCAACTACAAATATGGCTAACTTCTACACAGCAGTACAAGCATTTCAAACAACTTTATCACGTCAAGTATAATGATAGGATATATTTTAACAATAGAACAAAAAGACGCTATACAAGGGGTATTTTACGCACCTTATGAATTTTTTAATTGCGTACAAGATATTAACGGAGTATGGTACTTATTTTTATCTGAGCAGGACAAAGAAGAAATTTTAAATACTGAGTGGAATTACTTACTTACCTTGCCCGAAGGCGAATACATACCTAAACCAACACCTAACCCATTCGATGAAACTAACTGATACAACCGCTAACGCTTTAACGACAACCTCCTTTGTCGGTGCTTTCAGTAGCATTGCAACGACTTGGAATCCCATTATATCGGCAATCGGCGGGATTATCGCAATAGTTACAGGCTTATTAGGTGCTATTTACTACATTAAAAAATTACGCAAATGATAGACCGCATATTTAAAAATTGGAAATCTACTGCTTTAGGAATAGGAGTTATGGGCGTAGGCTTTTTGCTTGTGTGGTTTGAAAAAGCAACATTAACTGAGTTTACG